GTCTGGTCCATGAACGTCTCGTGTTGGAGTACTAAATACTGGCCGTCCAAACTCATCAATAAATCCTTCAAAGTTCCATTCCATTGGGATAAACAAAGAATATAAACCAGATCGTGTTTGACCATTTTTATTACGTTTTGTGACATCGCTGTCGTTATACAATTTTTTAAAGTTATCACCACCTTTATCTAAAGCATTAGATGTTGACCCCATCATACATTTACCTATAATTCTACTACCTAATCGTAAACAAGTTTTTGTTACTCGCCAGTTATTAAGTATGTTATCAGGCCTCTCCCATTTACCACTCTCATCATGCACTAACAAAGAAAGCTTCTCACCATCATAGCTATTATCACCAGTATTCTTCCAGTCAATAGTTGTGTCAAGACCTTTTAAATCTTCTAGCTTTTCGTTAGTATCAAGCTTTTTACGAGTAAATTTACTAGCAGGAACACGGTAAGCAAGTTCTGACTTAGGTCTATCCATACCATCTTGGATGGGTTTGAAAAAGAAAGGATAATTTATAGATATTGGTACTACCTTGTCGGTAAACATTTTCTTAGCATCAGCACCACTTTTTGATAGTATACCAAATCTTGAATCGCTAGATATTGTAGCTTGATTTACAGCTTCTGCTGAACTCATAAATGAGAAACCAGAACGTCTATTTTTAAGATAACACATTCCGTAGCATCGCTTATCCAACTTGCAAGCTTCCCAGAATATAAAGAATAACCTGTTAGCTTCACGGAAATCAGGAGCACCTACATCAATCTTACTCCATTGCAAATACATATAATGACTACCAGTTATATAAGTTGGAATTCCATCATTGTTGAACCAAAAACCTTCCTCTCTACGCTTAAACTCCTCGTCTATATATTCATACCATTGAGATTTTTGCTCGTCAGGATATGCACGCCAATCAAATATAGTTTTTACTTTCTTGAGTATATCAGGTTTAGGTATTTGCTTCCACTTTTTCTTATCATTAGAATAGAGATTTTTAGGAGGTTTTGGTAAGGCTATTTTTAAACCTTGTATTTCATATATCTCACCTATCTGACCCGTTGTACCAAGCACAACAACATCGTGGTCAGGATCATATCCTTGCTTCCACTTCTTACCCTTATTAAGTCTCTTAATAGTGGTAATCTTTATAGGTTCTATTATTTTATATAATGTTTGTTCGTACATTACTTAGATCTACCTTCAGCAAAACCTTTGAAAACCTTATCTTCTTTCTTATCCTCTACCTTACCGTCCAACAAAGCTTGCTCTTCTTGTATTCTATTTAATATTTCAAAAGCATCAAAGATAGCCAATTTTTTTGTAGCAGCAGCATTTTTAAGTCTATCAGCAGTAATATCATCACCACTATCAACGATAGCTTCTTTAGCCACTTTAATTAATTCCTCAACTGCTTTATGACCAGCTTGGATTATACTCTTCTTCGTTTCCTTGATATTCATACTTAATAGTTATAAAATGGTTCATAACTCTATACAGTCTCTGACCGTCAATTATAAACTCATATTTACTGTTTGGTCTAACACCAACTAAATCTTGTTTATCAAAAGAGCCGTCAGAGTACTTTACAACACCTATAAGTGGTCTCTCTTGACTCGTATCATATTTATCTATAGATTTAAGTGGTATAACGAAAGAAAAGCCATTAGGGGCTTTCCAATCGTTTTTATTATTTTTATATAGAAATATTTGATCTTTGAAAACAATATAGGTATTCTCATCAAAATAGGATTTACTATTCCTCTCTATACCTTTAACATCATGCCATCTTCTAAAGACATTATGATGAACTATCACTGTGTCACCAGGTTTTATTCCTAAGTCATCACCAATCATTGGACAAGATATAACCTCTGCTTCTCTATTTACAAACTGGTGGTTATATATCTCTGTGTTTACTATCAGATCTTTTCCACCAATTTTTTTAGTATTGTTATACCTACCACCTTTTGGTTTTATGACAAAGCCATATATGCTTCTCATTAGTATTCTAAATTATACTCAACTGATATTGCCATGTTTTTATTAAAATCTTTCCAAGGCAGTATATCTTTGTTTTTCTTAATATATATACTATACTTTTCGTCTTGTTCCATAATGTTACAAATGGTATGACCACCATAAACTTCTTGGCCTACAGAGTAGTGCATAGCGTCTATTTTGTAATCTTTTCCAATTGTAATCTTACGAATTAGCTTCGTTTGATTCATCTGTATTATAGTTTATTGTACCATCATCAAGATTCACGTCGAAAGTACCATACTGCTCATTTAGATCATCTCTAAATTTAATAATCTGGTTTTGTAATTCGTAGTGTTGATGAACTAGTTCGTGTTTTTGAGTTTCTAATGCACCAATTTTAAATTGTACTGCATTATTACGTTTGATAACATCTTGCAATTGCTCTAATTGCTCAGGTGTTACTTTTTCTGCCTTAGGTTTAAGGTCAACGAGTTTTTCTTTTGTTGTATTCATAATTTAATTTAATTTAATTTGATTGTTATTATTCTTAAATATTTACATGTTACTTACCTATATAGGCTATTAACATTCCAGCTCCACCATTAGCAATTTCAACGCTAGTCCATCTACCATATATAGTTGTACCAGCTTTAAAAGAATTACTTGAATCCACTATAACACCGCCAGCACCACTAATAGCAGTCTCATTTCCAGCTGTTAAATTGTGCGCGGCAACGGTTGTGCCGACATGCTCATAGTCTGAATCTGAAGTATCACCAACTAAACCGGTAGCTTGTTGTGATAATATTTCTAATACTGTATCATTTAAAAATGTTATTGCTATAAACACTTTACCTGTTGGGGGAGTTATTGGAGCATTTGCTGCATCAGCAAACATTGAACCCATAACACCTAATTCGTTTCTACCTGGTATGTATCCCATGATTTTATTTATTTACTTGTTGATTCTGTTTTGAACTTCCCCCGAAGAAGAAGTCTACTATTGTATTTACTTTAGCACTCATTGCACCAAACGTGGTAGAAATAAATCCTATCTCATAATCACCTAATACAACGTCTTTTAAAACGAAGTATCTAAACATCACGTAAGTTAAGCCAAAATATGCTAACGTGAATAGTGTTGCTAATATTTTTTGAATTAAAGCATCATCTTTGTACATGTCTCTAGCTGACTTGCGATCTTCTACTTCTTTAGCAAAAGCTTCACGTTCGGCTTCGAGCATTATTTTCTCAATCTCTAACTTTACTTTTTCTCTTTCTTCGTCTGTGGTTATTACCTCATCTAGTATACCTTTAGCATTATCCAGTACTTTACCAAATATACCACCTAACATTTTATTAAGCATTCTTTTCAGCTTTTACGGCTTTCTTCTCCCAAGGAAAAGCATTAGAGCCCTCTGTGCTCCACTTACCATTATATTTAATTTTACCATCTCGTCTAGGGTATGTTGTACCATTGTAACGAACGTAATCATCCGTATAAGATAAAGATCCACTAGACATATCTTTTAGATGTTGAGATTCGTGTGCTACTACTTTCTTTTCAAGTGCACTATCTTTAGGCACTGATTTATCTACGTAAATACTACCGTCCATATTAGCTTCACCTAAAATACCATCTTCTAAGTTTTTTCTAATAATAGGTGTATTACTTGAATTACGTATTTGTCTTTTTTCAGAACCTAGTTTAAATCCCATTATCTTTCAGAGTCTTTAATCATATCATCTATAGATTTGTTATACACTTTATCTGTATATGATTTGTTTTTAAAAAATACACTTTTATCGTGTGTTGGAATATCCTCCTCGCCTAATAATATTCTATATATTCTGCTTATGAGTTGGCTGCATTTAAAAGAGGTTTTGAAGACGCTGTACTTAATCGTAGTTCGATTTCGATGACGCCAGACCTCAATCCAGCCTTCTTTTCTTAGTTTTTCCCAGCGGTGTTTATCCCAGCTAAGTGTATATTCTCCAGCTTCAAATTCAGCTCGAGTAAATCTTTTTTTACAGTCTAAATATATTAATAACTCTAGATCTGCATCAGTTAACCCGTAAGTCTTACAAGCCCACTTTCTAGTGAGCCTGTAATACTTAAGGATTTGTAATTCACGTAAATCGTGAGATGTTAATCGCATTCAAATTACGCAGCTGTTGCAACACCTGTAATAGTAGACGTGATATACGTACCATTAGCATCATCAGCTATCATCAAAACTCCATCAGAGTGAACTGGACCACCAATTGCAGTAGCTAAATCTACCATAGCTTGATGTTCGTCAGCATTAACGGTTAATACAACTAAATCCTCACCCGCAATAGTATCAAATGTAAGATTAAGCACAGTTGATGCCGCTTCTACATTGATTAATTTAGATAAAGGATATACGTTACAGTCATTTGCTGCGGTTTGGAAAAATAAGTATTTCTCTTTCATTGTTTTAAACTTTTTATGTTAATAATTAAGCTATTGTGCTACATCCAGTAATTTCTGGACAAGCTGTTACTGTAGCGGTCGCAGCTGCTGAATCAGCTAATACTACGACGTTTGACGCCATATTATTACCTGCGTTATTTAATACTCTAGTAAGAGCTTTAACAGCTTCAAACTCATCCGCTTGACATGTTAATGTAACTGTTTCAACTAATTGAGATTCACTACTTGCTCCTGAATCGAAAGTTAAAACTACAGAACCAGTACCACCATTGATCGATCTCAATCTTGATAATGGAGCCATCATACCATTGTTGTCAGCAACACTTGCTATCAACATAACTTCATCACTTCTTGTCATTGTGTTTTTTGTTTAATAATTAATAATTGTTTACGAATTCAGGTTAAAGGATTACGGGTTTTGGTTTGTGATTAATCTACTAATACAATATCACTTGATCTAATAACAAAATAAAGTTTATCTTGCCATTGTATTCCGTGACCAGCATGTTTATCATAATACACAGTATCACCCTGAGCTACAGCCTCAACTAGATCACCAGCTGATATTACCTTAGCCTTTAAGTACCTATTGTCATCATCTAAATCCTCTGTCATTATAAGACCTGCAACCTTACGTTGCTCTTCTTTGATCTTATCTACTACCAAATAGTTATTGATTGCTTTCATCTGCTCTTGCGTTTGAGATTACACAGTCCGCTGATACTATAGTTGTGACTACACTCACAGCGTTCTTGAGTGCAGACTTTGTTACGAGAACTGGATCGATGATACCAGCACTAATCATGTTAACAACATCACCTGTTACTACATCAACACCAAAGCCTTCAACTGATACAGTTTGAGGTTCTAGACCTGCATTTTGCATTATTGTTATAAAAGGGGATTGTATAGCTTCAATAATAGCTTTTTCACCCGCGTTAGTGGGTTCGATTTTTTGAGAAGCATTGAGTAGCGCAATACCTCCGCCCGGAACAATCCCTTCTTTAAGAGCAGCTTTAACAGCATATATCGCATCTTCAACCCTATCTTTCTTCTCTTTAAGTTCAATTTTTGAATCTGCACCAACCTTAATAACTCCAACCGAACCAGAAAGCATAGATAACCTTTCTTGAAGCTTTTTCTTAATATACTGATTCTTTTCATCTTTAATACTCTTTGAAACTTGTTTAACTCTCTCTTCTATAGTTTCAGTATCAGAATCAACCGTAAGGACTGTATATCTGTCATCTGTGGTTGCATATTCAGCTTCTCCTAATGTTTGTACATCTATAAGGTCAAGATCGTCTCCTAACTCCTCATTTACAACCGTAGCCCCTGTTAATATGGCTAAGTCTTCACATGTGTCTTTTTTAGTAGGACCGAAACCAGGTAGGTCAACAATATTGACTTTAATGTTACCTTTCACTTTATTCATAAGCAGCGCCGATTTTACTTGCTGACTTACTGCCGCTACAATAAGTAAAGATCGGTTGTTTTTAATAACATACTCTAAGATATTTTGAATCTTACGTATATTAGGTATTTCGGACATGCATATTAAAACAAGTGGCTGCTCAAGCTCAACTTTCTGCTTATCTGTATTTGTAATGAAGTGCGGTGACGTTACGCCAGATTCAAACTGTACTCCGTCTACAACCTCAACATAAGTATCTTCGGTTGGAGACTCTTCCATTAAAACAACACCATCTTTACCAACTTTCTGATAGGCCTCAGCTATAATATCACCTAGCTCAGAATCGTTGTTACAAGAGATAGCAGCGACGTTAGCTAGCTTCTCGTCTGCTACTTCTATCTTGACTTCATCTAAATATTTATTAATCTTCTTTAAACCTGAATTTACACCGTCTTTTAGAGACCTAATAGTTTCGTCTTTATAACTAGAAATGCTACTTAGTAGAGCTTCAGCTAAAACAGTGGCAGTTGTAGTTCCGTCACCAGCCTCTTTTACGGTGTTTTTAGCAGCTTCCTTGATCATCGTTGCTCCGATGTTCTCAATTGGATCGAAAAGCACTACACTCTCCGCCACTGTCACACCATCTTTAGTAATTACTGGATTTCCTCGTGCATCTTCGTAAATCACACACTTTCCAGACGCTCCAAGCGTCGATTTTACTGCTTTTGCAAGCTTATTTACGCCACTTGCAATCTTTGATTTGGCATTATCGCCAAAATTCAACTCTTTTATGAGCTGAGAAGGGTTATTGTATTCCATTTTATTAAATTAAATTAAAAAAAATAGAGGAGCGCGAGCTCCTCATGTATTAATCAAAAGTTTTCACTACTTTTGGTCCTTTTATAGCCTCTAATTTCTTAGCAAAGTGATCAACGCTTCCGTCAATAGCCTTTTCAGCACCTTCTAATGTCTCTCGGCGAGTAACATCTTGCCAACTATCGTCATTATCAGGGTTAGAAACTTCAGTTTGGTAATAGCCGTTAGGTAATTGAACAATTCTCCAATTTGCCTTGTCGGCTAAGTGTTCCCATTGTGCTTTAGTCTTTGGGTTAACTTGTTGTTGTCCACTCGTGGACCGGTAATAAAGGTACGTCATGTTTATTGGTTTTAGGTTAAACGTATATTTGTAATCTTATATTTACAGGTATTTTACATTTTTGACTTTTTTGATCTAATATCTTTTGTGATATTCTTTTTACCTGTCTTCATCCACTCTTTTTTATTTTTCTTAGTTTCAGATGAACTAGATACTTGTTTCTTTAGGTTTTGCTTTCTTTCCTTCTTCTCACCTCTTAAAGCTTTTCGTTCTCTAGCTTTTTTACCAGCTAAATTTAGTTTTCTCTCTAAATTAGTTGTACCAGGTTGAGAAGCCACCGCTTGTCTCTTAGCATCTTTATTTTTAAGACGATTAGCTACTTTTATTGCTTTTGCAGATTTTCTAGTATCTTTCTTAACTTGTTTTTCAGAGCGTACAGCTTTAGTAGGCTTATTTATAACCGGTTCAGATTTTACACTTTGAGGTTTTTTAGTTGTAAGCTTTACTGTTTTTTGAGAAGATCCCGGAGTATCCCACTTACCTGTCGCCGCGTGCTTAGTTTTTTGTCTCTTAGCCTCTGTTGTA